CTTAAGCATGGCGCGGGCTATTCATGGCATAGAAGTTGGGGGCAGCCTAGCCAAGCTAGCAGAACGGTATGAGATCGGGGTCAAGGGTAACGAGGTGATACACGCCCTAGACAAACACCGCGCGGATTTTACTGAGCAAGAGTTAGCTAAGTATGGTGAGTATTGTGTGAACGATACGGAGTTAACCTATAAGCTATTTAACATCCTAGTAGAAGGCTACCCCAAGAAGGAACTAAAGTTGATTGACTTAACCATACGCATGTTCAGTGAGCCTGTGTTGGAGTTGGACGAGATGCTACTACAGAACCACATGGTCAATATCAAAGCACGTAAGGAAGAGTTGCTGAGTAAGATAGCAGGTGACCCTGAGACTGCTAAGAAGAACATCATGAGTAACGTGAAGTTTGCTGAGTTGCTTAGGGAGTATGGTGTAGATGCCCCTATGAAGATAAGCCCTACTACCGGCAAGCAAGCCTACGCGTTTGCTAAGACCGATGAGGAACTTAAAGCGTTGCTTGAGCACCCAGACCCTAACGTGCAAGCATTGGTGTCAGCTAGGTTGGGAGTTAAGAGCACACTAGAAGAGACTAGGACTCAACGGTTTTTAGCGATTGCACAGCGAGGTAGCCTACCCATACCATTGAAGTATTATGCAGCACACACAGGACGGTGGGGCGGTGCAGACAAGATCAACCTACAGAACTTGCCAAGCCGTGGTGCGGATGCAGGACAGCTAAAGAAGGCAATCAAAGCCCCCAAGGGTTACGTCATCATTGATGCAGATTCCGCACAGATTGAAGCTCGTGTGCTGGCTTGGATGGCAGGGGTTGCCCCATTAGTCGAAGCGTTCAGGAAGGGTGAGGATGTATACAAACTCATGGCCGCCGCGATATACGCCAAAGACCCCGTGGACATCACACCCGCAGAGCGTTTCATAGGTAAGGCAACCCTGCTTGGATGTGGGTATGGTATGGGGTATAAAAAGTTTCATAAGACTCTGTTAGCGTCGGGGACTTCTATAAGCGAAAGTGCTGCTAGAACCATCGTGAATACTTATCGCGCGGTTAACTCTGGTGTGGTTGAGTTGTGGGCGCAGGGGGATAGATGTTTAGCGGCAATGCTAGACAGGCAGAGCACAGACTACGGGAAAGAGGGGGTTGTTCTGGTGGGGCAGTGGTGGTGGAAAGGGTTTGTCACCCCGAATAAGATTCCGTTTCGATACTATGAGTTGCGTAGGGTGCCGGGCAAGAACGTAGGCGAGATGGGGTTTGCGTATACATCACGTACCGGTGCTGTAAGTATATGGGGTGGGAAGTTAACCGAGAATATCATTCAACACTTAGCTAGGTGTATCATTGCGGAACAGATGTTGAGGATAGCTAAGAAGTATAGAGTGGTGTTGACTGTGCATGATGCGATTGCGTGTATAGCACTTGAGGCTGAAGCGGATGAGGCGCGGGCGTATGTAGAGGAGTGTATGCGGTGGACACCCGCATGGGCTGATGGGTTACCTCTGAACTGCGAGTCGGGCGTGGGTAAAACTTACGGAGAATGCTAATGGTTAAATGGTCATATAGTAGTATGTCGCTGTTTCAACAATGCCCTAAGAAGTTCTACCATATAAAGGTAGCTAAGACTATTGTTGAGCCAACCTCGTGGCAAATGATCTACGGGTTAGAAGCACATAAAGTTGCTGAGGATTACGTACGGGATGACGTACCAATACCCGAGAAGTTTGCGTTTATGAAGGGCGCTTTGGATACGGTGAAAAAGTATAAGGGAGTCATCTACTGCGAACACAAGATGGGTGTAACGGACACCCAAGAAGCCTGTGACTTCAACGCAGACAATGTGTGGTGGCGTGGTATTGCTGACCTATTAGTTGTTCAAGGCGACCGAGCCAAGATCATAGACTACAAGACAGGACAGAATAAGTATGCGGATACAAAGCAGCTTGAGTTGTTAGCATTAGCCGCGTTCAAGCATTTTCCAGAACTTAAAGTTATTAACGCAGGGTTGTTGTTTGTAGTGCACCCTGCATTCATTAAGCAACGCTACGAACGAGACGAGATAGAACACCGATGGGGTAAGTGGAAAGAGAAAGCGGAAGAGTTGGGAACCGCGTATACTACAAACGTATGGAACCCCAAACAAAATTTCACTTGCCGTAGTTGGTGCCCTGTAGTAAATTGTGCGCACAACGGAAAACGATAGGAGTACATAGATGTATACCAAATCCCCACGTCCTTACGAGCATGAGTATCAGATGCAGAAGAAGCGTAATGAAAACCCTGCACGGGCTAAGAGAGCAAGTGCGCGGAGAGCAATGGACGCTAAAGGAGTTGACCGGACAGGCATGGACATAGACCACACCGTGCCGTTATCAAAGGGCGGCACTAACGCCGCAGGTAACCTACGATTAAAGAAACCCAGCGCAAATAGATCGTTCAGCAGAAACAGTGACCATACTGTGAAAGTAAATAAACCCAAAAAGAAGTAGTTGACACGCGGGTTAAATACGTAGATTATAGCGGCATAGTAAAGAATTAAACATAGGCATGAGCAAGGTGAAAACATCACCCTGCTCTGTAAGCCATTTACCATAGAGAGATGTATGCAAATAATTGAGAATAAAGCCCTGCAATTACGGGTGCGCGACCCTAGTCAAATTACGCGTATCATCCCGTGCAGTGAGCAGATTGGCGCACATGATGTGTTGGTCAAGTGGGGACTAGAGGAAGCGCAAGTCCTTAAGAATCTAAAGATTAAGAATGTACCCTCACCCATACGCAAGTCGTATGCGTGGCCCGGTATACACCGCCCGTTCACCCACCAGATTACAACCTCGGAGTTTTTAACCTTGCATCGTAGAGCGTTTTGCTTTAATGCGCAGGGCACGGGCAAGACAGCTAGTGTGATATGGGCGGCTGATTACCTAATGACTACGAAGCGAGTATCACGGGTATTAATCATTTGCCCTGTATCTATTATGGGGTCAGCGTGGCGTGGGGATTTGTTTCGGTTTGTGATGCACCGCACGTTTGATATTGCGCATAACCCACGGCAGGAAAAACGTAGACAAGTTATTGAGGGCGACGCTGAGTTTGTAATCATTAACTACGATGGGGTTGAGATTGTTCGGGACTCTATCATAGCCGGTGGCTTTGACCTGATTGTTATAGATGAAGCAAACGCATATAAGAACGTACAGACGCGGCGGTGGAAGACACTTGCCAAGATCATAACCCCACAGACATGGGTATGGATGTTGACAGGAACACCTGCATCTCAGTCACCAAGCGATGCGTATGGGCTTGCTAAGATCGTTAACCCCGAAGGTGTGCCTAAGTTCTTTGGTAGTTTCAGAGACAGGGTGATGGTGAACCTCAACCGATTCCAATGGGTGCCTAGACCTAACGCAACGGAGATCGTGTATTCCGCGTTGCAACCTGCTATTCGATTTTCTAAAGAAGAGTGCCTTGATCTACCCGATGTATTGCACGTGACCCGAGATGTTCCGCTGACCAAGCAACAACGTAAGTACTACGACGAGATGAAGCAACAGCAGTTGTTTGTAGCGGCAGGGGAAGAGATAAGCGCACCTAATGCGGCAGCTAACCTAAGCAAGCTGTTGCAAATCTCAGGGGGCGCTGTGTATTCAGATGGGAAAGAAGTCATTGAGTTTGATTGCAGTAACCGACTACAAGCGTTGAAGGAAGTTGTAGATGAAGCATCCCATAAGGTTTTGGTGTTTGTCCCCTATACGCATAGCTTGACGATGGTAGCAGGTTGGTTGCGGAAGCAAGGACACACTGTAGAAATCATTAATGGGCAAGTAACCCCGAACAAGCGCACCGAGATATTTAATCGGTTCCAGACTACGCCTGACCCGCGGATACTTGTAATACAACCACAGGCGGCATCGCACGGAGTGACACTTCATGCGGCTAACGTGGTGGTGTATTGGTCGCCCGTAATGAGTGTAGAGACGTATCTTCAGGCAAATGCCCGTGTGCACAGGGCAGGGCAGGTAAACAAAGTAACCATAGTGCACTTACAAGGTAGCGGAGTAGAAAGCAAGATGTATAAGATGTTGCAGGGAAAAGTAGATGTTCACCAAAAACTAGTTGATTTATACAAAGAAGAATTGGGAGAAACAGATGAGTGATAAACCGGTAATACCTGCTAATAAACTAGCAGGGATTTATATCAAGATTAGAAACAAACGCGCTGACTTACGCAAGGCGTATGAAGCAGATGATGCACACCTAGATGGGCAGTTACAAGCGGTTGTAGCAGAGATGCTTTCTACTTGTGAGGCTGTGGGTGCAAACAGTATACGCACTGACGCGGGGACTATCATCCGCACAGTTAAGACCCGTTACTGGAGTTCTGATTGGGAAGCAATGCACAATTTTATTCAAACGAATGCGGCTTTTGATTTACTAGAGAGGAGAATACACCAAACAAATATGAAGTTGTATTTAGAAGGTAACCCAGATAAGCTACCGCCCGGGCTTAACTCGGATAGTTTTTATGATATATCGGTGCGTCGTTCTACATAAACTAGGAGAAACAAATGGCTACAGAAATTGAGTTGTTCAAATCAGGTATACCCGCCCACTTAAAGACCCGCCCACGTAATGACATAACCAAGTCGTTGCTTGGCAGTGGGGGTTCAAGCAGTAAGCGTATTTCCTTACGGGGGTCAGTATTCCGTATGGTTGTTAATGGTGAAGAGTTAGTTGCATCCGATGAACGGGCTATGAAGGTAGTCATCGTTAACATCGCACCTAAAGTATCTCGTTCGTTCTATTCTGATGACTACGATTCAACAGTCAAAGCCGCACCTGTTTGTTGGTCAGCATTAGGTGACCGCCCTGATCCTTTATCGTCTGACCCACAACATTCAGCTTGTGTTGGTTGCCCTAAGAACATCAAGGGTTCAGGTAGCAAGAATACAGTCGCCTGTAAGTTCCAGCGTAAGATTGCCGTTGTGTTAGAGAATGATTTAGAGGGTGATGTGTTTGAGTTGCAGTTACCTTCCAAGTCTATATTCCCTAAAGCGGAGGATGGCAAGTTGTCTTTGAATGCCTACGCAAGTTTCTTAGATGGCTTTGGCGTGAACATCACGGACGTAGTAACTGAAATGCGTTTTGACAAAGACAGTTCTACACCGAAGTTGATATTTAAAGGTGTGCGCCCGTTGAGCGTTGAAGAGATCGAGACTTGTTCAGCAAAAGGTCAGTCACCTGCGGCTATCGCGGCTATCACTACATCGTATAGTGCATCAAAAGGTGCGGTTGCCCCTGCCGCCCCTGCTAAATTGGTTGACCTTACGAAAGATGAAGCACCCGCAGAGCCAAAGCGCCGTGAGTCTAAGAAGGATGAGCAACCCCCTGCTAAGAAAGAATTGGCTGATGTATTAGCCGCATGGGATGACGAAGAGTAAATAAGCAACGGGGGTATGGGCAACCATACCCCTAACCGGAGAGATGACGATGAAACAAAAACGTGGATATTCCGATCAGGTAAGACAATCGGTGCAAAAGAATTCTGCTAACCCCCTCGATGATAACTGTGGGGTAGAGCTAGGTAGGCTATGTATTTTGCATGGCTATTCAGTAGTTGAAGTTGCTGAAGTGTTTAAGGTGAGCCGCACCACTGTTTATAATTGGTTTCATGCGCTTAGTAGACCCACTAAACATCTTGAGCCAAAAGTATTAGCATTGGTAACAAGGTTACAAGAAAAACCCATCCCGCAAAAATACATACACGAAGATGAATAAATATGATTACCAGACAAGAGTTTTTAGGGGTAGTGCTTCCCCCTAAAG